CAGTCCGTAAGCCGATGGGGGGCCCCTCCGGTTTTCCACACCCTCGATCCCGCTCCCCACCCCATTCGAGACGGCAAACGATTTTGGGCCATTAAAGCTGCAGAAGCTCGGCCTCCTTTGCCCGCACAATTTTTCGGGGAGGACATTCGCAGTTCGTTAGACAGCTGGATGCTTGAGGGAAACTGGCGCTCTTTGCTTCGCCTTCGCGGCGTAGGGCAGCCACCCTCTTGCGAACAGACTCCCTTGCCCTCTTCCGCCACTACATTGACGTTGGCAAGGTCGAGTTCCAGTCTGGCGGAGAGGTCTTGTATGATGCAAATGGCAAGCCGTTTGCTCGCAAGGCGGGCAAGTGTGAGGCCGCTCGGGCCAAAAGCCGCGGCCTCAAGCGCTTGTCACCAGAGTTCCTTGAGGCGCTTGGAGGCATACCTTGGCGTGGCCAGAGTCTTGCCGACCATGTCCGCGGGTTCGTCGCCCCGCCTACAGGTCCCTCCGCCGTCCGCGCATCCTTGAAGGCGCAATGCGCCTTACAGACTCCTGGTGATTGGGAGCGGTTTTTGCAAGATCCAAGAATTAACAAGAAGGTGACCACCTTCTGTGACCAGTACCCCACCAGTCTGCCGCCTACTTTCTACGAAGTGAAGAAAATGATTCGCACTTATTTGGACGACATGGACGGCAGCAAGTCCGCTGGGTGGTCATCTCGTTACCTGCCTGGGCCGAAGAATGTGTGGGCCAATACTAGGGAGCTCACCGATTATTTAGTCCAGGTTCGCCTCGCACTACGTATAGCGGAAGGCGACAACATTCACTATTTGCGAGCAGAGGACATGATCCGCCTGGGTCTCCGCGACCCTGAGGAGGCTTTCGTTAAAGACGAAGCCCATGGCGAGAGCAAGGTTAAGTCCGAGCGCTGGCGCCTCATTTGGGTTTCTAGCATGATAGACAGCCTCTGCCAAGACATTCTGCATCGAAAGCAGAACAAGGCCGACATTGGCGCCTACGCCGACGGTGACCTCACCAAACAGGCGGTTGGCCTAGGCCACGACGATGCCGGCATTGCCCACTTAGGGGCTGCAATCGATACCATGTCAAATGGCCTCCCCCTCAAGGGGTCAGATGTGATTGGCTGGGACTTTTCGGTGTGCCGTGACGCAATTTACTTTGACGCGGAGCGCCGTGTCACTTGTTTCCCGGCCTTCGTCCGTGTCGGTGAGGACACCGCCGATTCCCTCCCCCTCACGTACCCGCTAGACCAGCACATCAAGATGTCTGCTGCTCTGCTCTACGCTGAGGCCGCAGTGAATTCCTGCCACGCCATCGTGGTGGGGGACGAGATTTGGGTTTTCGAAAACTACGGAATCACAGCCTCTGGCATTCCTTCCACTTCTGCTCAGAATTCTGCCATTCGTTCTTTTACCCTGGCCATGGCTGGCGCCATTGACCAGATGGCTGCCGGCGACGATGAACTTCACACCGGTGACGTAGATGTAGCCGTGTTAGAAGCCGTCGGACAGCGGATCAAGCCAGGCAGTGAGTCATCGGCCGGGCCCAATGGGCCAGTTGAGTTCACATCTCACATTTTCGAGAAAGTTAACGGAGTGTGGACCGCCAAGTTTGAGAACTTCCCAAAGATGGTGGCCCACATGGACCTTCGCCGAAGTCCAGGATCCGAGCCTGCAGAGGACATGCTCTCAGGCATGCGATTTGCTCTGCGTCACACCCCTGACGCTGAGGCCGCCTTCTTAGCCGTTTGCCGAGCGATGGGCTGGGACTACCCGTTGGCCCTGGACATCAGCTGGGATTAGGCTCTGCGCGGAGTTAAGTCCCCTTCGCCTGGGTGGCAGGGGCGCCAATTGCTAGGTTGGTGATTGGTGTTTCACGCTATGGCCAAAGCACGCGCTAAGGCCAAACTCTCACGACCTAAGAAGAAGGTCATTAAACAATCTTCTAAGCTGAAGTCTGTGGCTCGCTACCCCATCAATGGAGTCGGCGCAGTACCTAGGCGTAATTTTGGAGGAGGTTCCTCAACCGGGAACCCATTGCTGTGCATGGATGCCACGATTCCTAAACATTTGGCTTTACCGATTAATGTTGGGCCTTATACGGTCACCCGTACCACAACAATAGTTAAGTCTAGCAACGCTGTGAACGGTTTTGGTTTCTTTCGTGCTTCCGATTCCTACACTGCGGACAACCCAGGCGTTGCGACTCATCGCGAGGGTTGGGCCCCTTTGGTTGGATTCGGTTCTGTGAATTCTGATGGCAAACCCATGGGCCTCACCGAGTTCCATGGCTGCCCTCAGCTTGAGGAGCTCGGCGCCTCCGCCACTTTGGCTCCCGCTGCGATGACTGTGCAGGTTATGGATTCTAACTCTCTTTCTGGGACAGAAGCCGCCAAAGGCGTCATCTACATAGGTGCGTCTAAGACGCAAATGCGACTCAAGGACTCTGCTCAACAATGGGAGTCCATCGGTCAAGATTTTGTTTCTTTCCAGGCGCCTCGGTTGTGCTCCGGGCCAAAGCTCGCTCTTCGCGGCGTCAAGGTCAGCGCAAGGCCTTTCAATGTCCAAGAGCTCATGGATTTTGACGTAGTCATTCCAAATGTTGACAACAGTGACGGATCTTCAACTTACGGCACTATCCAAGCGCCTTGGGTCTCCACGCTGCACGCGGCGTCAGGCTCTACGGTAGACCTTACTTCTAAGTCGCCTTATCTTCAGACGCGCAGTTTGAAGGGGTTCTCTCCCATCATGGTATACAACCCCAACAAAGAGGAGCTTCAGTTTATTGTGACTTGCGAGTGGCGCGTTCGTTACAACTACGGCCACCCCGCTAGCTCGACTCACAGGGTACACCCTGCAGCTTCCACTCGCGCCTGGGATATTGTACAGAAGGGTATGGACGCCCTTGGTCATGGAGTTTCCGACATCGTGGAAGATGTAGCGGCGCAGGGGGCGAATGTCCTACGCGCTGCCACGTACAACATGGGTCGGCGAGCGTTGGGTTTTGCAGGTCGGCCTATGCTGATGGGCTAACCACACAAACATTCAAAGCGGCATAAAAACAATTTCTTTCTTGTCCGTC